CGACTGCAAGCGGGGTATACTGCTGGCTTGCGATCGCTCCGACTTGGACGCCTGTAGTGGCGGCGCTGAGACCGGTGAGGACTCCGGCGAGAATGGGGTTTTTCACTGTCGCCCATATCTGGGTGATTGCGAGCGCCCCGTTAATCAATGCCTGCGCGATCGAGTTGGTCTTGTCGGCCTCGAACTGGCGTTTCTTCATAGCGTCCAGCTTCTTTGCGAGCTCTTCCTCTTTGCCTGCGGCCTCTTCCTCAGCCGCAAGCTTAGCGGCGTCAAGGGCAGCCAGCGATGATTGGTATTCCTCAGCAGAAATCACGCCCCATTGGTATTTGGCGTCAAGCGCGTCGCGATCGGCGCGGTGCTTGTCTTTAAGCTCGGCGTAATATTTATCCCACATCTCGCGTTGCTTGTCCAAGGCGGTCTGCAGTGCGTCGATTTCTCGCTGGAATGCTTGGTCATTGAACGAGGCGACGGCAGACATGAGGCCGGAGAACTGGCCGCCAACAGCGGAGATCACTTCCGATGCCTTCAGCTCTTCCTTGCCTTTGAGTAGCTCATTAAGGCGCTCCTTGTCCAGCGCGATTTGCTCGGTCAGTGCTTGCTTGGATGTCTCAGCCTCTTCCTTGGTCATTTTGCCAGCAATCACCTGCATGTCGAGAAAGCCGCGAAGATGCTCATTCTCTTTGATTTTGGTTTCGAGCGATATCTTTTGGGCTGTGACCGTAGCGCTGGTGATTCCAAGGATGTCCTCATACAGGGTTTTCGCCTTGCCGGTGGCGCTTACGCTCGCGGCAGAGCCGGCAGACCCTTCAACCGCGCCGACGCCAGGCACGGACTCGGCTGGTTTGTTTTTCGAGATGATGTACGCCTGCCCTAAGCGTTGTAAGTCTTCCTTGTTTGCCTTCATGCGGTCGTAGGCCATAAGGTGTTGGCCGCCAGCCTGCTCCACCCAATACGAGCGCGGCTGGGTGATAAACGCGCCTGCATCCTCCGGGCGGATGCCCTTGCTCCCGGCGTACGCGATGCGCAGCTGGTTTTCATCGCCGACAAGGTTGCTGTTGATTCTTGCCATCTCGGTTTGAATGGCTTCCGGGCCGTATTTCAAGCCAACATTAGCACCGCCGCGGAGGTCGACCATAAGATCCCGCGAAGCGTTCATGTCGTTGATGCGGGTCTGGACCTCGCCAAGGCGCTCGAGCAACCAGACGAACGTAGGGCCCAAGGCCCGCACTATCGCTTGCCCTAGGCCTTCCTTGATGTCGCCCATAAGGTTTTTAATCTGAGTAATCTTTCCGGTATCGGTGGCCGCCACCTCGCGAGCGATGCCGCCGTACGAAGCCGCCACTTTATCCAGGATGATCTGCTGAGCCGCCTGAAGCTTGTTCGACGCCTGAAGCTCAACGATCTTGTCCTTCTCGGACTTTGTAAAAAAGATGTTTTTCTCCCGGAGCGTCATGAGCCCGGTCGCCGGATCCGCGAGCGCCTTAGCCATGACTTTGGCCGCGGACGCAGCGTCAGTTCCCATTGCTTCAGCGAGATCCAAGGAAAGCTCGACCGCCATCGGCATCTGGTCAGACGTAAGCGCCTTGGTCGCGACAAACAACTGCTGGACGCCCAGAATAGTCTCGTCGCCGAACTTGGTAACCTTCTGCAAGCCGGAGGCCATGGCGCCCAGCTGAGACGCCGACATGCCCATGACGTTGCTGGTGGCGCGGATGGTTGCGGCCAGACGGACCTCGGCCTGCTGTTGGACGGTGTACAGGTCGACTAGCTCCCTTGCGCTCTGGTAGACCTTGGAGATGATCTGACCGGCATTTTTTGCCGCTTCGGTCCAGACTAAAAAAGATGCGGCGGCCCCAGTGCCCTTGACCTTTGAAAAATCATTCAGCTGTTTTTCGATCTTGCTCAGCTCGTTCTGGGCCGGCTTCGCGTTTGCGGTCACGTTTATGTTCAGGTCTGCGCTTTTACCCATGTCACACCCCTAGTGTCTGCTTTGGATGGTAAATCTTATCCAATGGCTCCAAGATGTCCACGACCTGGACCAGGCGATTGGGATTGTCGCCCCATGGTCCATACGGGAATCCCATGGTCTGCCACCTCATGAAAAACTGTATCGCCGATACCGCAAGGTCGTCGGTGAACAACCCGGGTATATCATCAAGCCGGACCTCGACGCCGCTTTTCAAGACGGTGGTCCGGCTCGGCTTGCCGTACAGGCGCTTGTACTTTGCGGTGTATCCCTCACACCACACCGAGTACAGCGCCGCTATGCGTTTTTTTCGTCTACCGTCAGCATGCCAGCGCGAAGGATCTCTTGAGCGGTCTCAGCGACCAGCGGATAAGTGCCTGGAAGCGCCACAATGTCGGTCGCCTTGATTTCTGTAAGCAGATCGTCGGTGAGCCCAGTGACCTTGGTCACGAACTTGCCAAACATCTTGGTGTCAGGGGTTTTCTCGGTCAAGACCTCTTCCATCTCGGCGGCGTTCGGGACGCGGAACGTCACGGTGAACTTGTCAGGCTGGTCGGCTTTGTCGTTGCCAAGGGTTTTCGGGAAGATTGTTTTTTCACGATTGATGGTAATTTTCATGGTGTCTCCTTTAGACGGTCAAGGGGAGCCTTGCGGCTCCCCGGTCATTTGTTAGGCTGGGTACGTTGGAGTCAGCACCCCGGTGCCCTGCATGTTGCACGAGAACGAAACTTTATCGCCGTGCGGCGCTCCGATCGAAACGCTTGTGAGCAGCACATTTCCCGCGAATTTACTGGTCGCGTCCAGGGCGAACTCGGCGGCGGTCGCCACGACAGCCCCTCCCGTCATTTGTGTAAGCGCGGCCTTCTGCGCGGTGTCGGTGACGTCCAAAGACCCGGACGCGGACCCGTCGAACTCCGAGACCGTGCCGATAAATTCTTTGTAGTCGGTGCCGAGCTTGCTAGTCTCCGCCACGCCGCTTTTGATGTTCAGCTGCCAGTTGTCGATGTACGCCATCGCGGCCGCTCCCAACTTGAAAGACCCATCCTTTCCTGCCATAGCACCCATACTCTACTCCTCAAGCCGCTTCAGGGCTTTCTCAGTTTTTGTCCCGTCGGCTTCCTCGACGGTAGCTATGGGAACCATATCCTCATGGCAAACAGGGCATATGCGCCTCGCGGCCAGAGGACCGAATTCCTCACGCTTGCATTTCAGACACTTCCATTTCATACGAATCCTCCGTTGTCTACATCGATGTCGACGTCGATCGCGGAAACGAACACCCCGCCGATCGTGTCGGAGTCCATGTCGAACCCGGACACGTCGAGCGTGGATTCGCCCATATGCCAGTCGGCCCGCACCACATCCTCAAGGATGTCGCGGTACGCGTCCGTCTGCCGTTGCATCTCATCGGCGTCAGGATTCATGTATGCAAAGCCGATGACCATCTCGTAGGTAGTGAAAAACGATGACTTCCCATACCTGCGCTTCTCAAGAAAAAGCATGGCCGGGTACTCGCGTATCCCGGTCAAAATGTCCCTGTACCCACGATCCCATTCCGCGATATGGTTGAGGTGGAGGGTTGGATCGCTTTCATTGCGTTCATCTATCGCCGCTTCAACCGCAGGCTCAAGGTACGCTTTCATTGCATCAAACACCTGGTCTACTCGCGAACCCATCACAACCTCCTCTCAACTTTTTTGGCGATCTCTTGGCTAACGTCGCGAGTGCCAAGGAACTCTTTAAACCCGGGAGCCATAAACTCGTGCGAAGTGCCAATCCACTTGGCCAGATATCCCAGGCTTCCCGTGATCCCGACACCAGGGCGGATGTACCACGAATCATCTTTTTTCGAGTACCACTGCTTCACTGAATCGTGAGTCTGTCCGGTGATCAAATTCAATGCCCGCCCATGCAGGAAATTGTTTTTGATGTACCGGCCAGCCTCGTTGGCAATGTCGCCTGTCGCGGTGCGCACCCAGTTCTTGATGTTCTTGGCAGCATTGGCAGCGCGACGTGACGCGTCCCCGCTGACCTCGGTGTGGATTCCCTGCTTTCCGCTCATAACACCCGGTTCCTCTTGTACATCGCCAAATGGCGCTGTATCGCAAGCGGCGGAATGTTCTGGTCGAGGGTCTCGGTGCCGCCATCGACAGACCGGCTCTCGACTCCTGCGCGGTTGCTCTGGGACATGATCGCCATATGCTGGACGGTCATGGCGATGCAGTACAGGATGTCGTCGGGAACTGTAGCCCATCCAGCGGTGTAAGAAACCCTCACCACATCGACAGCGTCGGGCACGTTGGTATAAACGGTCAAAACGCCACTGCTCGTGTCAAGGCGGTACTCTGCAGAGCCCAATGCGGTGGCGTACAGCCTGTCCGGGTCAACGTATACCCCAACGACCGAAGCCACCGGGGTATGGTTGAGCACGAACTGCTGGACGCCGCCATCGAAGTACTGCACGAAAGAGCCCACCTCCCTATCCCGTCCGATAAACTCGAAGACGGCGGTGGTGGCAGCTTCGATGAGAGCCTCGAACTTGGCGGCGGTGGTCTCGTTTATGGAGGCCAATCCGTACGTGGTGCGAAGCTGGTTGACGGTCAAAATCGGTGTGCTCATAGCGCAGTCTCCTTACAATCAGGTCGTCGGAGTGACCAAGAGATACTTGAACGCGGAAGACAGGGCCAGCTTTCCATCTATGCGCTTGACGGCCTTGATTCCGATCTGGTCATTCGCCGCGTACAGCTCGTTGAGAGTGGTGATCTCAATTTCCTGCCTGTCGGCGATGTGGTAGAAACTAAAGTCTCCGCCCAGGATGATCTTGGCGCTGTCGGCCTTCACGGGCATTTCCGAATAGGTCTCGACCTTGACGCCAAGGATCTCCTTCAGCGGTTCGTTCGGCGGGAAGATGTAATGGCTGTCGTCTGTCATGACCTTGATCGCGTTGGCGATCGCAGGGTTCATGACCAGCACGCAGTTGGGGCTCTTGGCATATTCGCCCAGGGCGTTGACCAGTGCCACAACGTCGGTCCATGCGAGAGTCGATGCGGTGCTGGTGGCAACGTCGGCATCGGTGTCGGCAGTCGCGGTGACCTGAGCTCCGGTCATGTGGCTATTGGAGGAGCCGGTACCGAAGATGATCTCATAGTCCTCGAATTTCGCCATGGACTTGGCGATCAGCTCGATGATGTATTCCTGGAAATTCAGGGCTACATCGGAAATCATTTCCTTGGACACCTTTACCAAGGCTGCCAGCTTGTAGGCTCCGAGCTGCACGACAGCCGCGGTCGGGGTGCTGTCGGAAATCACGCCAGCCTCAGCGACGTACGCGGTAGTGACGCCGGTTCCTTCCACGGTCAGCGTGTAGGTGCCGGTCGTCTTGTGCACGGTGCAGTACTTGCGGAAGATGCCGTACTTCTCGATCTTTTTCTGGACCGCGTCCTGAATCTCGTTCGGGACCAATCCGGTGTAGGTCGAGCCAATAGCCACGGCTTCAGCCATTTTCCTGAAGAACTTCTGACCCTCGGTCATGTTTCCAAGGTCCTGGTTGTCGTTGTTGGCTCCACCGGGAACGCCAGCGGTATTGAGGGCCTTCTTCTCCAACGCGGAGATTTGCTCCTCGATGACATTGCAGGCGCGGATGGACGCCTCGTACGCGGCGATCGATGCGTCGTTGGACGTCTCGATCATCTTGTCGAACGCTTCCTGCTGCTTGGTCTGGAGCGCTTCGAGCTGTGCTTTCAATTTTTTAAGCATGATGTTTTCTCCTCTCCACGATATAGGCGTGGACCCTTTTTAAATTCTCGACCCGCTTGAGATTCTCCGCGGACACTTCCGCGCTTTCAGGGGAGGGCGCTCCCTCCTCCTCAGTCCCAGTCGAATCGTTTTTCTTTGGTGATGCGTAGACCTCCCCGGCTGGAGAGGTCACAAAATCCATGTACCGGATCAGCTCGTACGACGCGACATTCACCACGCCGTCGCGGTCTGTCTCGCCATATCCAACGGAGGATACTCCGATACCAACGCCAAGGTCGTTGATGGCGGCGATCTTCTCATCGTACGCCTTGTCGACCACAAACAGCTCTACGACCAGCATGCCGCTTTCAATGCGGGGATTTTTCGCGACCGCGACAGCCGGACCGTATTCGCCGAACCGGTCTCCGTCATGGCCGTCGTAGACCACAGTGGCCTTGGCCTCCGCGACGATGCGCTGGGCAAGAGCCTCCGGGTACACGCGCCCGTTGAGGTTGAGCACCCCGAGACGCCAGACAGGGGCTTCCCATGCGCCCACAGCCTTTGCTTCTTCCGCAAGCCTGCTCTCAGGCAGTCGCTTGATTGGAACCACGCCAATCGAATCTTTGAACAAGTTTTTCTTACCCATGGTCATTTCCCCGGGGCTATGCCACACGCGCAGCCACCATGAAACGGCGGATGCTTGAGAGATCGCTTGATGACCCGGATGTTTCCGGCTCCGTCCGCGACTTGGCTGCCCTTGTCGAGCACAGCCCCATTTACCTCGACGACCTTACCGTCCAGCTTCTGGCAAAAATCGCACGCGTCCGCATTGGCTACCACGTGCATGTACGACACCCCGAGCTGGGTAAACAAAAACAAGTTGAACGCATTGCCGGCCCGGTTGGTCTCTTCCTGGGATTCGATCGCCGGAACAGATTCCAGCCAGGCGTCAGCCATGGAGTCCACAACCTCCCCAACTTGAGCAACGTCGGTCTTCACTAGCGCCCGCTCAATCTCTCCGGCCCGGGTGGAGCCATGGCGACCGGCCATGCTGACCGCGTATTTCGACGCGTAGGCGTCCAGCTGCTCCTGGGCTGGGTCGATGCCGGTGTTGACTTTCTTCTGCACGATCGGCGAAAGCCGGTTGAGAATGTCTTGGTAGATCGGCAGGTATTGCTGGCCGTACTCGGCGGCGATGCTTTCGCAAAAGGCGCGGAAGTCGGCCATGATCTGCATCGTCGGCATCTGGCCTATAGTCGACAATCTCTTGATTTCATCGATCTCCGCTTTGAGCTGCTTGCGGATTATCGCCTCGATTTTCGAGCGCGAGCTTTTAGTGACAACGGCCGCCTCGTCCAGAAATGCTAAATCCGAGCGCTTCCGCTCGGATATCTCGATGGTCTTTTTTGGCGTCTCCGCCGACTCGAAACCGGGGTTGTTTTGCCCAGGCTTGGACTTGATCGCATTCTCCAAGCTCGTGAAATTCCCTGGGAACATGAGGGTGTCGGCACCGGGAATCGGGTTCAAGTCCTCGAGGTTGCGGACTTCGTTGGGAGTCATCCAGCCATTCTGGATCGCGCTTTGGTAAAAGGCAGAGCGGGCGGCATGGTCGCCGCGCATGAGGCCGGATAACGAGAACTTGATGTACTGGGTCTCGCGCCTGCAGAACATCGCGGTGAAGCTGTCTTCCCAGCTCTTGGCTCTCGGCTGTATGCAATACTGCACCAGCTGGGTCCCCTGCTGCTCGCTGTTGGCGAAAGTGGCCTTGGTCATGTCCCCAGCGAAGAAAGGCGGCACCCCGAAACGGCGGCATACTTCCTGCAACGTCCAAGTCTGGGCGGCCACCATCTTCTCGGTGTCTTTTTCGTTCAGCCTCACCGGCTCGTACTTGATCGCGTCCTCGATGATGATGTTTTTGTAGGCGCTCTCGGCGCCATTGAACACGCTGTTGAACATGGCGTGCAGCTGCTTTTTCACATCGTCGCCAGTGTTTCTTGGAACGGTCACGATGCCGCCGATGACAGAACCGCGCCTGAAATACGACAACAGAAGGTTGCGGCTCGAGTTGGCGACGTTGAGATCTTTTTCCGCGGAGTCGATTGGCGACAGGACCGAACTATAGCCGGTGGGGGTGTTTCGCACGATCAGCAGGTCGTTGCTCGAAATGATTTGCCCGGTTGGGGAATAGCGATACGACAGAATCCCGCCCGCCCAGACCGAGGTCATGAGCCGAGGGGAAACTGGATAGGCGGCGATCACGTCGCCGACAGAGGATCGTGAGAGAATCGCATAGGCGACTCCAAACAGCTCGTAGTTGAACGTCATGACAAACTGCCATTGGTACCACGTCATGTACGGACAGGGCCTTTTGAGCATATCCGACGTGATGCCTTTGCGCACAATCTCATGCCGTCCACCGACGGAGTCGTACACGTGCACCGGCAGGCTCGCGAACGTCCGGCACAGATTCATCACGCACGCCCAGAACGAGCTGTTCTCCATCGCGCTGCCACCGGTGGATGAAACGTCATAATACCCGCTCGACACTGAAGCGGGTAATCCGGGTAATCCTGTGGCCTGCGCAACGGCCTCGTGCTTGCGACTGAAAAGACCCATACGCGCCCCCTAGTAGAAACTCACGATCGAGGCGATGTCGGACATGGTGATTCCGACCGGCTCTTGCGTGATCGCGGTGTCCAATGCCATGATCGCGGCTATGACCCCGTCGATCCTTTTTGCCGATTTTGAAACCTTGGGTTTGACCAGCTTCACGTTGCTGTTGCTGTCGGTGTACGCCTCGGCGCAGCTCATCATCCAGCGCATGACGGGGTTGCCGCCAGAGTTAACTTTGCCGGTCAGGTAGAGCCGCTCGAACTGCAGCGTCGTTGGCGACATCGATTGCTTGGCTTGGCTGAACTCAAAAGTCAGGTCGGTGAACCACGCCGAAGCGGTGCGGGCCAAGTCAACCAGGCGCCACTTGTCTCCAGCGATCAGCCGTAGGTCATACAGCTCGCGCACTTCGTCGAGGTAGTCCGAAATCACCTGGTAGTCAATGATCGGGCCCGGTGTGGCGACCACATAGCCGTCCTGAATCCACTGCTCCAAGGGAATCGAACACTGCTTCTGGATATCCAGTACGCGGTCGCCCGGGACGAAGAACTGGTAGAGCTGTTTGTGGATCTCTCCGGGGAAATCCAGCGTCGCGGCCGCGAAGTCGTTGTTGCCCGCAAGGTCAAGCCCAGCGTAGCAGACTTTCCCTTTCAGGGATTCAACATCGATAGGGTCGCAGCACAGCGAGTTCCATGCGTCCATGTTGGCCCAGCTGACCAATGAGTACACCCAGATGTTCAGATTCTTGGTCTTGAACGAATTGAGCGCCGAGGCGCTGGCCTTGGCGTTCTCATACAAAGCTCCGAGAATGTCGGGAGAGACGCCGCCCTGTACCCCCCAGTTGGGATTGGCCTTCTGCCAGGTGACGGGTGATTCAATCGCGTCGTCGGTGTCCGGCTGGTAGATCGCCACATAGTACCGGTCCCCCGGCACGCCCTCAAGGATCTTCACGCACTGCTCGTACTCCTGTTTGCACGGGCCGAACACGTCAGAACCGGCGGTGGTCACAATGATGACCATGGCGTTCGCGTCGGACACGTTTCCCGTCAGCAGCGAGTCGAGCATGGCGCGGTCCTTGGCCTCGTGGTACTCATCCAGAATCGAGCCGTGGGGCATCTTTCCATCGCGGGGAGTCGCTGAGATCGCCTTGACCTCGCAATCGCCCCACTTGATGATTTTGTAGGTCTTGGAGTTGAATGACTCAAAATCCTCAGGAGCGGACGGCTCGCCCAGCGAGAGCGCTTGCTCGGCACGGGTAAAACACTCTCCAGCCTGCTCGAGTGAGTTGGCGGCAATGACAACGGAGGCGGCCGGGTAGCCGTCTCCGAACGCAAGGTAATCAGCGATCCAGCCCGCTTCGGTGCTCTTGCCGTTCTTGCGGGGGATCTGCTTGTAGACCTGGATAAAGCGGCGGTCGCCACTGATGCGGTCCGTCCAGCCAAACATGGTCATGATGTCGAAAATCTGCCACGGCTCGGGGTTGAATGTCTTGCCGCGCTTGCTGCCGGAAGGGAATTTCACGTTCGCGGTCATCCACAGCAAGGGCCGCACGGCCTCCTGGACGTCGAATCTCCAGCGGCCGGGGTGCTTGAGGTCCGCCTGCTGGCGCTCAACCTTGAGGCGCTCGAACCGGCCGCAGACCTTGGAGCCATCCAGCACCGCGTCGCAGTAGGCGTTGTACTTGGACACCAGTGAGCGGGTGACCTTCTCGGCTGTCGATACCGACAGCGTCCGTCCGAGCGTCTTGGCGTGCGTCATAAGCCGAGCTCCGCCTCGATGTCGTCATCGGTCTCTTCGGCCACGATGCGCTTAATCGTCTCGCGGTCTGTCCGGCGCTTGATGTTGTACTCGACCGAGAGCTTCATCATCTTGCGGTCTTTTGGGGTGGCGCCGTATTTGCTCATGATCCGCAGGTAGGACGCGATCGCCGACTGCCTGGCTGTCTCGGTCTCGGCCGTGCGGAACAGCTCGTACTGGGCGCAAGCCATCTCGATGACGGGCTTGTCGAACTCGGTGGCGACTCCGGTGCGGACCAACAGGCTGAAGGTCTGCTTCCAGTGCGCCTGGCCAATCTCGCCCAGGGTTTTCGGAGGGTGTGGTGACTTTATCAGCTTGGCGCTGTCGCTTGGGATCATAGGACCCCCTTAAAATTTTCCCGGTATATATCAAGCTTCTC